TCAGGTATTGTCGTTATGGGATCTCGTACACTTAAGTCTGGTTATGTAGATAAATATGTACCAGTACGCCGTACTCTTATCTATCTTGAGAAGGCGCTTAAGGATCTTACTGAGTTTGCAATCTTTGAGCCAAACGATGCTCGTCTATGGACACAGATCAATGCTACATTGAGCTCATTCCTTACATCATTCTGGTCTCAAGGTGGTTTGTCAGGAGCCGCTCCTGCTGACGCTTACTTCATTAAGTGTGACGCAGAAAACAACCCACAGTCATCTATTGATAACGGGATTGTTAACATTCAGGTTGGTGTTGCCCTACAGCGCCCAGCTGAGTTCGTAGTAATCAACATCGGTCAGTACAACGGTGGAACCACCGTTACTGTGGCGTAAAGGAGATAATAAACAATGGCAAGCTCAACACTAAGTACGTATAACTCAAGTATTGCGACCGATCCGCTTCGCGCGTTTAGGTTCAATGCCAGCTTTACGATCACCACAGGAACAAATATTCCAAAAGTATTTGACGCAAGAATTGGGGATGCAAAGACAGCAGCTGCCCCAGTAACTGGCGTATCAAGTGGCTGGGTAGGCGGCTTTACTAACGTAAGCGGCCTACGAATTGACACTCAGGCTATTCAGTACCGTGAAGGCGGCTATAACACAACTGTCCACCAGATGCCTGGTATGACAACCTTTAGCCCTATCACCTTTACTCGTGGAGTGTTGTTTGGAAACGACCAAGCAATTGCTTGGATGCGTGGGTTGTTCTCAGCTGCGGCTGGTGAAGGTCTTAACAACTCTGCCGGAAACTTCCGTGTAGATATTGTTATTACCGTAAACGATCATCCCAACACAAACGTTCAGGCTGAACACCCTAAGATGCAGTTCAAGATCCACAATGCTTGGATTACCAGCCTTAGCTACACAGATCTAGATGCTACAAATGGAGCAATCCTATTTGAGACAATGCAGCTAGTACATGAAGGTATCTCAGTATCATACGTAACTACAAACTCTGCAACAAAGCTTACAACCCCTGTAGCACCCGCTACTGGTGGCGGAAGCGGTGGACGCGGAGCCACTGCTCAGTAACAACTAACTAAAGGATAACAACTCGTGGCAAAAGTAATTACAGACGCAGAACTAGTCAATCAGTTTGCAAAGCAGGCAATGGAGGAGCCAGAAACGGTCGTTGAGACCAAGGCTCCTCTAGGGCCAGAGGTAACCCTTCCAGGCGGCTTTATTGATAACAATGAGGTTGTTACTACTGTAGAGGTTAGGGAGCTAACAGGTTTAGATGAAGAGGCTATTGCCAAAGCATCAAGCACTGGTAGAGCGCTTAATCTTCTTCTACAGAGAGGACTTGTAAAGGTGGGATCAAGAGAGGCAACTCTAGAGGATCTAGATAATCTTTTATCTGGAGATAGAGATGCAATTCTTATCGGTATCCGCCGTATTACATTTGGAGACGATCTACCACTACGAATCGCATGCAGCAACTGTAAAACAGAACAAGATGTAGATATTAATCTAGAAACCGATATACCTGTAAAGAAACTAAACGATCCTATTGTTGATAGAACTTGGCGCGTTGAAACAAAGAAGGGCTATGTAGCAGTAACTCTTCCAACAGGTTTAACTCAAAAAAAGCTCTTTGAGAATGTTGACAAGTCTTCAGCAGAAGTAAACACAATGCTTCTATCGGGCTGTGTTTTATCTGTAAATGACCAACCCTCTATGGGAGCAAGCACTGTTCTATCCCTTGGTATGAAGGATCGCGCAATAATTATTGAGCAGATCTTAGATAAGAACCCAGGCCCACGCCTTGGGGAGGTGACCAAGACATGCAAGGCATGTGGTGAAGATATCGCTCTCCCACTCAGTCTTGTTGACTTGTTTCGCATATAGAGAGAAAGATTACGAAAACCTGCTAGATCAGTATGAGGTTATAACAAGAACCTTTACTGGTTGGAGCCTTACAGAGATAAAGCAGTTATCTGTAAGAGAGCGGTTAAATTGGTTAGAAAGATCTAAAAGAGGTAGGAGGTAAACATGGCAGGCGATAGTAAATCGTCTATGGGGCTATGGTCCAGCACTCATCAGTCTATTGGCAACATTAAACAAGACTTGTTAGGTATTGGATCTGTTGTCCAGAACCAAGTATTACCTCAGCTTCAGAAGATGTCTGACCTCTTAAAGTCCTCTAGAACTGGCGGTAAAGGAAATAGAGGCGATCAGGTTGTCGCTGATAATGGCGTAAAAGAAAGCGTAGCTGGCGGCCCTAGTGATAATAAAGTAGCACAGAGCGGCGCTGAAGACGCAGGCGCTGTGAAAGATGGAGGAAAGTTATTTGGTGGCAAAGGATTTTCTGCAGGAGCAACTGCATTAGCTGCTGCAGACGCTTTAGCTAACTTCCTCCCTGGGACTAACACCTCTGTACTTCAAGACCTCCTAACCCAGCGCTCAGCTTTTTACGGACAAGGCGGATACTCAGGCAGTCTTCAAGATAGAACTGGACGTGTTCGTTCTCTAGAAAAAAGTCTTGCAAATAACGGAACTGCTATTAGTCCTATGGACACCACTAGAGCGCTGGCGCAAGCACAGGCCTCTGGGTTAACTGGAGCTACTAACTTTAATCAAGTAATGCAGGGTGCTGCTCAAGCCTCTAACTTTGTTCCTGGTATGGGCGTTGAAGCGGTTACCGCTAGTGTGGGTGGAGTACTTAACTCAGCTAATACTGTTAACTTAGCCAGAACTATTGGTATTAACATCCGCGATTCCAATGGCAACATGCTACCTCTCCCACAGTTGGTAGACAGAATCTGGAATTACTTAAAGCAAACCTCTGGCGCTAGTGGTTTAAATAAGAAGGATATGGAGTTTTCTTTCCAACCTGGCTATGGTTTGTATAACATGGTTAACGGCCTTGTAGGTGGAGACCCAAGCACATTTACTATTGTTAAAAATATGCTTCTTGCTAAAGCAGAGTTTGGTGGAAAACCTCTAGCGTCTCTTACTAAAGATCAGCTGGTTGCTGCTGGTATTCAGTCAGCTGCCTCTAGAAACATTGCTAGTCAGACCGCCGCGCAGACTGGAGTTCTTGTATCAACTTCTGCTGCTGCTGCAGGAGGCGCTGCTGCTGCTGCCGATGTGGGAACAGGTTTAAATAGATTAGCTGCAGCTATGAGCGATTTAACAGCAGTCTTTGCTGGCGCTAACGGGTTCTTAAATGGATTAAAAAACATAGGTCAAAAAGCAGCTGGTGGACCTGTAGGTAATAACACCCCTTATATTGTCGGTGAAGTAGGGCCAGAGCTATTTATCCCTAAAACTGATGGCGTTATCATACCTAATAAAGACTTAAACTCCATGCACCGAGACAAAGGAGGTTCAGTATCTGCCTTTGAGTCTTCATTCTTTAAAGATATTAAAGCACCTAATACAGCCGCTAATAGAGCAATTCTTGAACAATGGATGCGCTATGAGAGCGGCAACGACCCTATGCGTTGGAACAACCCAATGAATAGCGAGCTTGTCATGTCTGGCTCTACTAGGGCAAACAAGGCTGGTGTGCAAAAGTATAAGACAATTGCTCAAGGTGCTATGGCAGATGCTAATACTCTTCTTAATACTAAAGGTGTTGGTTACGATAAAATTCTTTCTGCTTTTCGCGCGGGAGATAGTAGTGATAAAACTTGGGCGGCAATCGTTCAGTCTGGATGGGTCACAGGTAAAGTAGACCCTAATAGAACAGCTTATTCTCCAGGCAGTACCTCTTCTGGCACTACTAGTGGTGGAGGACCAGCTAGACCAGAATCAACATCTATGACGAGTGACCCTACAGCGGCATCTAGATTTGCTGCTGCTACTTCTGCTGCATTTGGCGGTGGATCTGGTATGCCTTCTAGTAACAACTACAACTATAATTATGGAGGAGTAACTATCCAAATTAGTGGAGCTCAGGACCCTAAGAAAGTTGCTCAAGAAGTTAGCACCAACCTACAGAAGTTAGGGAAAAAATAATGTCTACTAATAACCCGTTATCTTCTGGAAAAGGTTCTGCAAAAGTATCCCCTATTCAAACTACTTTTAATCCGAACACTGGAGCTATACCGGGATCTCGTATCTTAAAAAATATTGTAAACTTTTTTGCAGCAACTCCTGTTAACAAAAATGGTACAAATGCTGCGGCTGTTGTAAGAGGAACGGGCCAAGGGATAGTTAACGGATCACAATCTCAAGGTAAAAAACCTGGACCAACTCCGCCTCCAGATGGTCCTACGCTACCTTCTTTTCATAAAGCATCAGAGATGAAGTTTAACCTTCCTCCCCACGAGTGGAGCCTGCCTAGAAACTTCTCAAACTTAAATAACATATCTAATCCAAACCCTAAGGCTGTAGATCATAGTCTTCGTAGAGCCATGATGTGGTACTACGACAGTTCAGACGCCGTAGGCGGAACACAGCTACAAATACCAGCGGG